AGACTAAAGAGTTTAAAAGAGTGCGCGCAGATGCAGAAAGTTCTTTAGTTATTGCACAGCTAGAAACCTTAGAAGCCCAAGCAGTATTAGACAAAGACATAGAAAGAACGGCTGAAATTAGAAAGCGACTCGCGGTACAGGTTAGTCTTTTAAAGATAGCTGAGGTTTCTCGTCAGCTTGAGGACGGAGCTATTGACCAAAGTATAAAAGAGAATAGATTAAAAGTTATTCAAGAAAAACTAAATAGAGAGCTTTTAAATATAGATAACCAACGTTTGACCGCCGTCGAACAAAGAACCAACAAAGAAGAGGCAGATGCTGAAAGAAAACGCAGAGAGGCCGAAACAGCGCGCAGAGAGGCTGAACGCGCAGCAGCCGAAGCTAAACGTAAGCAGGACGAAATAGACCGAGGTATAAATTCTCAGCTTAAAGCGTCTGAAAGACTTAGTATACAAGTGCTAAAGCTTGAGCAAGACAAACTGGCTACCGAGTATGATGGCATAGAACTTTTAGTAGAGCAGTTTCAAATTGAAAAACTGCTGTCAGTATTAAAACAAGAAGCAATAAACGCGGCCTACGAAAGAAATAAGGTGGATGCTAAATCGGCAGAAGAGCAACTACTTATGCTCGAAAATAAAAATACAGAAATCATACTAGAGAGAGAGCTACTAAAACTTAAAAGCAAAAACCTGCAGCAAACTATTGCCCAGGCACAAGCGGCGGAACGTGCGCGTGACTTATCTGCAGCAGCCGGTTTTAATGTTCTTGCACAGGCCGCAGAAGATCGTGGTGCGTTTCTTCCTTCTGGGTCTTTATACGGAACACCGGAAACGATGTTCCCAATTGAAAAAGCCATTGAGTATGACGATTCGCTCCAAAAAATCCTGGATAAATACCCCCAAATCCAGCAGACCGCTGATATAGCTGCAGCCTCAATGACGACGGGGCTAACTTCCCTTGTTGAAGGAACGAAAACCGCAGAAGAGGTATTCGCCGACTTCCTTCGCAACATTAGTCAGATGCTGCTTGACGCAGCAAAGCAAATGATTGCAACATATATCGCAATTGGCGTCGCCAGGATGTTTGCTGGGGTGGGCTTTTCAGGCAAAGAAATTCTTTCCAAAAGTTCCCTGGGATCTGATGGCGGCGGAATCTTTAGTGGAGGCTTTAACGTCCCAGCCCCGTTCCTGTCGCCGAAGGCCCTTGGTGGTCCGGTCTCTAGCGGTCGTTCCTACTTGGTTGGCGAGCGCGGGCCAGAGTTGTTTGTCCCTGGAGCGCAAGGAAACATCGTTCCAAACAACGCGATGGGAGGCTCTAACATTGTGGTGAACGTCGATGCATCTGGATCACAAGCCCAAGGCGACAGCCAACGCGGCAAACAACTTGGCGCTGCAATCGGTGCAGCTGTCCAAGCTGAGCTGATCAAACAGAAGCGACCTGGAGGACTACTGGCAGGCTAATGGCTACTTTTACCGATCTAGGCGTAGGCACCACTACGGGTGGAACGACACCTACTTACGGCGCGTCAAAGCGCAGCCAGCCTAATGTGCGGATCGCGCAGTTTGGCAGTGGCTACAGCCAGCGCACCACCTTTGGCTTGAATCAAAATCCAAAGGTTTGGAATCTGACCTGGAACGTATCCGAGACTGATGCGGATGCGATTGAAACTTTTTTAGACGCTAGAGGCGGCCAAGAAAAGTTTGGGTGGACGCCGTTGGATGACACGACAGAGTACAAGTGGATCTGCCCGGAATGGGAAAAATCGATTCCGTACCTTAACCGCGCCACCATTACTGCAACTTTTGTCCAAGTGTTTGAAGCATGAGCACACCGCAAAAGATTCAAGAGCAGCTTCAGTCTCTGGAGCCGTCAGCGTTCATCGAGTTGTTTGAACTTGAGCTGACTCAAGCGGTTAACGGTATTGATCAGACTTACTACTACCATGCTGGAACGAATGAGCTGATTGCAGACATTGTCTTTGCAGGCAAAACTTACAGCGCCTATCCAATTGAGGCTGATGGTTTTGAGGTGACGTCAAAAGGCACGCTGCCTCGTCCATCAATGCGGATCGCCAACGCAAATAATGCAATTTCTGCATTACTCGTGCTCTACAACCCATTGCAGGCCAAGGTTACGCGCATCAGAACCTGCAAGAAATTTCTAGATGCTGTCAACTTTTCAGGTGGCAACGCAACTGCAGATCCCACAGCAAAATTTGAAGACGAAATCTGGTATATCGATCGGGTCGCTAATGAAAACCCGCAACTGGTTGAGTTTGAACTAACCAGTAAACTAGACCTTACAAATCTTGCACTACCGCGACGCCAAGTGCTGGAACATTGTCCGTGGAAATATCGCGGAGCTGAATGCGGGTACAGAGGTACACGATATTTTGACCTTAACGACCAAGCAACCAGCGCGGCTAACGATCAATGCGCTAAGCGTTATACAAGCTGCGCCAAACGATTTTTGACAGGCAAACTACCGTTTGGAGGCTTTCCAGGTGCCCGACTTCAGATGTGAGGCAGAGGCTCATGCCGCAAGAGAATTACCACGAGAAGCGTGTGGCGTTGTGGTGGCAGGTCGTTACATACCTTGCCGTAATATCGCTGATCATCCTGAGCAAGACTTTGTCTTAAATCCTGTCGACTATGCACGCGCTGCATTGACCGGAAAAATAGAAGCCATCGTTCACTCACACCCTATGGGTGGAACGGCCAGCCCAGCAGATCGCTCAGCGTGCCAGCAGACCAAATTGCCTTGGCACATTTATTCCATGCCAGATCAACGATGGTCAACTATCAATCCTTGCTAGGCCGCCAGTGGGATTATGGCGTTAACGATTGCTTTTCGCTGGTGCGTGAATGGTACAAGCTGCAGGGCATCGAGCTGCCTGAGTTTGCACGGCCTGAAGAGCTAGAAGTTTGCGACAGTATTTTTCTGCAAAACGCAGAAACGATCGGCTTCAAACAGGTTGCCCTGGAACGTAGATCACCCGGTGACATCCTGATCATGAAGCTTGGTACGCGAACGCCAATGCACGCGGCGATTTTGCTGCCTGATGAGCGGATTTTGCACCAGCGGCAAAACTCTCTAAGTGCAATTGAACCGCTGCGGCGGTATTATGTCGAAAGGATTGCAGCAGTGTTCCGCTATGCAGCAGGTCGTCCGACTGCTGGGTGATCTGGGTGAACGGTACGGCACCGAGCACACCTACTACGACCTGCGGACGCCTGCGGACGCAATCAAGCTGCTGTGCATTAACAAGCCGAAGCTGCAAGAAGAGCTGGTTCACGCCCATGAGCATGGCGTCGGCTACCGCCTAATTCAGGCTGGAACGGATCTTGGATATGACGATCTGCAGTTGCCGCTTGGCAGCAATGATTTGATTTTGACTCCTGTCGTGATGGGCAGCGGCGGTGATGGCACTACTCAGATCTTGGTTGGTCTTGGCATTGCTGTTTTGTCCTTTGGCATTGGGGCTGCATTTTCTGCTGGCGTGACTTTAGGCGGTCTTGCAGGTATTGGCACGGTCGGGACCGTAGGCGTTTCTATTGGTGCGGCAATCGCTCTTGGCGGGATCACACAATTATTAGCGCCGCAGCCTGTCCTTCCAACTCTTAGTGGTGGTCGCATACGGGGTAGTGGCGAGTCTGGTTCTACTGATGGTCCGCAATCTGTTGTGCGCGGTTCGGACGGTCGTCAGTCATATATGTTTACAGGCGCTGCAAACACCGTCGGCGTTGGTGCAACGATTCCCGTCGTCTACGGCGAAGTAATTGCAGGCAGCCATTTGCTTTCTGCAAAAGTCGAAGTCACTGATGAGTCAGATCCACTCAAGACGGCGATTAAAGAGCCTGGACCGGATACCGTCACGGTCGGCGGCGAAAAAATTAGCGGCCTGACCTACGCCTCTGGATTTAGGTTTAGGCCCTGGAACGACAGCACGATCAAGTCTTTTAGCACGAACAGGCAAAAAACAATAACCCTGTCAGAAGGCAATGCCAAGCGGCTAGAAGATGTCGATTACAACGACGACAAACAGCATCAAAATTACATGATTTTATTTGAGCTTACAGACGGATTATTCGATTATGTAAGCGGCCCTGGTACGACACTTGTTGATGGGTTTATCACCTTTGAAGTTTTGCTGTCACTTAGAGCTACCAACCTAAACGATACAGATGTCGGCCAGTTTAGAGTAACTGTGCAAGGTTTATTGAAGAAAAATCAACCATATCGCTGGATGCAATACATTCAGTATCCAACCGTAGATGAAGACCTTGGGCCAGACTCAATTTTCACCAAGGTTACAATTATTGATTTTCGTTGCGATAGCAGTTGTAACCTAAAAATTAGACATAACGGTTACCAGTTGTTGCGAGATAGCAGTCACTGGATCGCTCCTATCACCACTTGATAAATGGCGCTTAATTCTACTTCTGTCATTAAGATCGTCGACCTGCTCTGCGAAGGTCCAATTGCTGGCATTGTTGGCGGGAATAAAGGTGTCTTTTTAGATGAGACTCCGATTCAGACAGGCAGCTCGCGCAACTTTCCTGCCGAAGACGTTTCTTATGACTTTAATGTCGGCGGAAAAACGCAGAACTTCTTGCCCCAAGCTGGTGCGTCAGCTTCCACCGTAACCAGCATTAACACTGAAATTGGTGAAAACTATTCGGAGACATTAAACGCTGACAACGAGGTTACAGCTCGTGACTACGGCTCAGGACAGCTTATTAGGCAAATCACAGACAGCGAGACAGATTCGTTTCAGCTGCTGTTTTCCATCCCAAGAATGTTTAGCACTGCTGCAGAGGGGCTTGCAAAAGGCCAGCCTTTCAATGGCAGCATTCGCGTTACCGTTTCGGTTCAAGCCGCAGGCACCAGTTACGTCAAAAAGTACGATCGCACAATCACTGGCGTTGCCTTGAATGGCTACCAATTTCAAACGCCAAAAATTGATCTAACCGGCACAGGCCCCTGGAACATTCTTGTTAAAAAAATTGACCTAGGCGAGAATCATTTTGAAGTCAAGTTTGCCAATCTTCAAGACGTTCCTCAAAATACATCTCTTCAAAACGGACGAGCCAATCAACTCATTTGGCAGAGCCTGACAGAAATTCAAAGAGTTCGAACTCCTTATCCATACACAGCAGTTGCTGGTTTGTCTATATCGACTCGTCAGTTTGGAAGTTTGCCAACCCGTGCGTATCAATTGCGTGGCAGTATTGTAAAAATTCCGTCAAACGCAAGTGTCCGCAGTGATGGAAGCCTGAGCTTTAACGGCACTTTTGACGGCAGCTTGAAAACTGCATGGACGACTTGTCCTGTCTGTTGCTGGTACGACATGCTCACGCATCCGCGCTATGGAGCGGGTGATTTCGTTCAAGCCGCAAACGTTAGCTGGGTGGATCTTTACCCGCTGGCTCAATACGCCAATCAGCTTGTTACTAATCCTGACGGCACCCAAGAAGCTCGCTTTGCATGTAACACCGTTATCGGATCACAAGCAGAGGCGTTCAATGTCCTGCAGGATCTTGCCAGTGTATTTCGCGGGATGCTGTATTGGAAAGCCAATACGATCCAAGCAACCGCAGACCATGGCAATTTAAACGGTTCTGATGTTTCGCCTGTTCATCTCTACAGCAACAGCAACGTCATTGATGGTGCGTTCAACTATTCAGGCACATCACTGAAAACACGCAGCACCAGCATTCGTGTTCGCTACAACGATCCAGAAAACTTCTACAAGTCAAATTTTGTTGTCGTTGAAAATGCTGCGCTGATCTCAAAGTATGGCTATCAGGTCAAAGAGATCGTTGGCTTTGGTGTGACATCAAAGTTCCAAGCGCAACGTCTTGGCCGGTGGATGTTGGCATCTGAAGAGCTTGACGGCGAAGTGGTCACGTTTGTCACGGGACTGCAAGGCGCTGTTGTTTTGCCTGGTCAAGTATTTGCGGTGTCAGATGAGATGCGCCAAGGCGTGCGTTTAGCTGGTCGTGTTAGCAGCGCAACGACAACAGCAATCACCACCGATCAAACCATTTCACTGCCTGGCGGAAGCGGTCATACATTGACCTGCACGCTGGCCGATGGAACAATTGAAACGAGGTCGATTAACGGAACGCCAAGCGGTGCCGTTATTAACGTTTCGCCTGCATTTAGTTCTGCCCCGCTAACGCAATCAATTTGGTCGATTGCATCTTCAAGCGTCGAACTGCAGAAGTTCCGCTGCCTATCG